AATACTATAACAGATGTAACTGTTGGAACTGAAGAACCATCAGTTGTGACTTTGAAAGTAGCTCCTGTTCCTGATCCACTTGATGTTGAAGGTACGTTGTTATAAATTCCAGCTGCACCTCCAGTGCCTCCAGAATTTACTGTATAAGCTAAAACACTATTTTTGTTAACTTGTGATAATGCATATGAAATTGTTTTATATGGTAATTGTTCTGTACCAGGATTTGAATCATTTCCTTTTAAAGAAACAAATTTGTTTACAGTGCCGGCAGCAATACCCCAAGCAGGTTCAGAACCTGATGAATTAGTTGTTAAAATTGATCCTTTAGATCCTATTGGCAATCTTATAGGTATTGAAGCATTTCTGGAAATTAAATCTCCTTGTTCTTCCATTACTGCTGCTGTATCACCAAAAGCAATAATTTGCCAGTTATTTGTGTCTGTAGGTAAAATATTTAATAAATTATGTTCTTTAGCTACATATGAACTTGTTAAATATTCTACAACTTCTCCTTTAAAATAAGTTGTTCCTGATGAAAAAGTTCCTCTATGTTTAAATCCTTCATTAACTTTTACCCACTTAGCTGAATGAGTATATGGATTTTGTCCTGCAGAAGTATCAGTTACGCAAACATAAGCCCAACCTCCAAAATTAATTGTCTGTCCTGTTTTATAAGCCGTACCTGCTGAATAATCTCCTGTAGCTGTAAATCCTGGCGCTAATAAATCCCAATCAGAAGAAGCTGCTGATGGTGTACTGCCTGTAGCAGGAGTAGAATTTACAAAAATGTAAGCATATCCTCCATAAGTTACTACGTCACCATCTTGATATTGTGTTCCTGAACTGTAAGAATCTTCAAATTGGAATCCTTCAGTATAAACTGACCAGTTTGAACCTATAGAAAAAGTTCCACCTGATGTGTGTTGTAAAATACAACGATATTGATATGCGCCAAATTTAACTAAATCATTTAATTTGTAAAATGTAGCTGCTGTCCAATCGCCAGCAAAATTTAAACCTTCTGAATGTAAAGACCAATTGCCTGCTGATAAACTTGTATAAAATCCTGGAATTGTACCTAAAGAAGTATGGTTTACTAAACAAGTATATGTATTAGCACCATATTTTACTATATCATCTTTTACATATGCTGTAGATATAACCCAATCACCTCTCCAATTAAATTTAAGTCTACCTAATATAAAATCTGCCATTTTTTATTGTCTCCAATTTCTTGTTGCACCGTTAGTATCACTAAAGGTAAAATCTTTTAAATATCTTGCTACTAAAAATCCATCAGCATTCATAAAATATATTAATTTATCTTTATCAAATCTTATCTGGTCGTATTTTCTTTTTGCATAGTTATTTTGCTTGTCTGAAGTATCAGGCTCGTCTAAATCTTTTCTACTTAAATTTATATTCTTACCTTCATTATCAAGATTATCTTGCAAATCTTGTAAACCTCCATATGCAAATCCTGTTCCTTCTGTAAGAGAAACAGTATCATCTGATGATAATAAAACTTTAGTATATGACAAAAGTCCAGTAGCATCTCTATTTAATCCGTGAAAAGCATACTCATCAGTATATGTTTTATATTTTGTATTTTCTTTAGTAACTAAATATGCCATTTCTAAAAATTCCTTAAATTACTTCTATATTTATACATCATAATCTTTTAATTATGTAATTTCCAAAATACTTGCAAAAGCTTCAACATCCGGAGATGAAGAGTCTGGATTTACTGATGCTACTATTCTTATAATATCATTAGCCTCTAAATTTATAGGTTTATCTAAAACTAAAGTGTTTTCCTGTTCAATTGATAGTGATTTACCTATATGTCTAAATGTAGTTCCACCGTCAATAGTTACTTTAATATCTACATTTGCTACGTTAGTTAAACTTTTATTTGAAATATATAATGCGTGAATAACTGTTGATGTGGCTGCTGGACACGTATAAAGATTAGCACTTGAATTATCAGTTGTACCTACAATCATTCCTGCATTTTTAAAAGAACTAGCCATTTTTTAATTTCCAAAAGCTATTGAATAAGCTAAAGCATCTCCATCTGTTGCTAAAACACCTGATTGATTAGGTAAATTTATGGTTCTATCTGCTGTTGGGTCTAACACAGTAAGTGTTGTTTCAAAACTATCGTCCGTAGCACCTTCAAAAGTAATGTTTACGTTTTGTTGCAAATTTAAATTTGAACTTGAAATATTTAAACCAGTTAATGTTCCTGTTGAAGTAATGCTTGATAGGTTGCCTGTAGTAATAACCGTGCCCGTTATATTTGGTAATGAGATTGTTCTATCTGCTGTAGGTTCATCTACAGTTAAAGTTGTTTCAAAAGCATTTGCAACTAATCCTTCAAATATTAAATTTGCACCGTTAAGTGTAATATCGTTTGTTGTAATAGCACCGGTGTTTGTAACGGTTTGAAGTGAAACAGAACCGGCACCACCTAATTCCTTAATTGTACCTGCTGAATCTTTAGTATAAAGTTTACCATCAGGTATATTGATGGCTAATTCACCTATCTCTAATTGTCCTGATGTAGGTATGGATGCTGCAACAGTAGAGCGTTTTGGTTTAATTACAGTTGTCATAATTTAATTATTTTTTAAAAATATTTTTTAATTTATCTGCAAATTTGTAATTAACTTTTTCATCTTTTTTACCAATACTGTATCCGATTAAAAATGAACCGGCCATAACTGTAAGTATTGCTATAATATGCCAAGCTAAAAATGCCATTAGTATGTTCCTCCGTCTATTGTTGTTATTGCTACTGAACCACTTGTTACTAAAAAGTTTGCAGTAGGGAAAAAAGCAACACCAGCGTTTGCTGAAGTTGCTAATTCTCCTGATATTGTAATTCTGTTTTGTGATACTGATGTATTAATTCCTTCGCCTGCTAAAAATTCTAAAGTTTCTTCTAATCCAACTTGTCCTTGTGATGAAGATTCATCTGAAGTTTTGAAGAAAAGGTAATTTCCTAATTTATTTCTAGGAAGAGGCTCTGCTGATAACATAGCATTTGTAATACCTAAAGCTTTTACATTTAATGCATCTGCTGTAATTTCTATTGAACTGTTATCTACTGCAACATCTAATTGATTACCTGATTTTGTTAAAGCAGATCCTGCTGTAATTTGTCCTGCACCTGAAAACTGACCAACTGTTAAAGGTGTAGTTCCTATTGTAGGTGTTCCCTCGTGTGTGAATACGTAACCATTATCTGCATTTGCTGTACCTTGTTCTACAAATACAAAAGAACCTCCTGTTAATTGAATTGACGTATTTGCATCATCTGATCTTGTCCATACTGTTGATGATGTTCTTACGTATATACCGTTTTGACTTGAAGTTGTTTGGTCTTTAACTAAAATTCTATCGCCGTTCGTTAATGATATACCATCAAGTGTTGTAACAGCAGAACCATAAGTTAATGTAGCACCTACGCCTGAAGTACCGTTAGCATATGTAGCACTTAAATTTGTAGTTGTTGCAACTACAACAGATTGTTTAACATCTAATCCTTGTGATACAGAATCAACATACTCTTTTGTAGCAAGTGAGTTTGTAGTAAATCCTGCACGGTCTTTATAACCTGATGGAACTTTAACTGTACCTGTTCCGTGAGGAGTTAAAGTAATATCTTTATTTGACGCAGTAGTATTAATTAACAACTCCTGAGCAGTTGATATTGTTTGACCGTTAATTGAAATGTCATCTACGACTAAAGAAGTTAATCCTGAAATGTCAGTTGTTGCCGCAGCACCTAAAGTAAGTGTCTGAGCACCTAAAGAAACAGAAGTGTTTGCTAATTTTGCGTTTGTAACACCAGCATCTGTTAACTGTGTTGTGCCAATTGAACTATTAGCAATTGAAAATGATACTTGGTTATTTGTAACAGCAGTTACAACTTGTGAGTTACCTTGAAAATCTAAAGTTTCATTTGTATTAAATGTATCTGAACCTGTATCACCTGTAATTGTAAAATTAGAGAAAACAGTTTCAAAGGCTAAATTTCCTGAACCGTCAGTCTTTAAA